TGAACATACTCATTAATGATGCTCCGGACTTTAAAGCGACTTTAACCCCATCCGCCCAAGCTAATATTCCAATCACTTTCCATGCGGCTACAAATATTCCTACTGTTACCGCCATTGCCCTAACTGCTCCCTGGTTTTTATCAATCCATCCTGATACACCTTTCAAGGCTGCGGTTGTACCGCCTAGTACAGATACGATTGCTCCACCTGTCCACGCTGCTAATGGCTGTAAAAAGCTATCCCATGCCCATTGCCATAAAGGTTGTAATGCTACAAGTGTGCTGTTAAATACATCTAATGCACCAGCTGTTACATCAAGAAACGCTGGTAAGAAGTCTTGTATTGTCCATGTTGCAAGAGGTACCAATATATTTGTATAAGCCCACCCAAGTGCATCCCATAAAGTTCCTGCAACTTTTGATGCTGAATCACCTAAATTACTAAAGGCTGCCATCAAGGGGTCAAAGTTTATATTTCTTAATGGTTCGAGAATAGACATTAATTTAGCGACGGCATTTTCTGCCCCGGTTGTATCAGGTGCTGTAACTGTAGCTGGTGTTGTTGCGGATGAAGTACTACCTGCACTTGATCCTCCGGATGCGTCACTTGATGCTACGTCACCTATTTTAGTGATCTGATCAAATCCCGCTAAAGCTTTAGCCGCTACTTTTGCACTTGATGCCGTAGCATCTCCAAGTCCTGTTACATTTGCGGCCGCGTCTACTGCGTTGCCTGCTATATCTGCTAATGCGCTTCCTGTAGATGATGTCGCATTAATTCCACCTGTTAGTACAGTAGTAAATAGTGCGAAACTTTTTGCAAGATTGCTTAGTCCCCCTAATAGTACATTTACTAGGTTAATCACTGGTGTAAACACATTGATGAGACCTTGTCCTATACTTGCCTTTAATGCATCGAACTGAGTGCTAAGTATTCTAGTCTGATTCGCCCATGAGCCACTTGTCTTTGCGAAATCTCCCTGGGCTAACCCTAATGCAGACATAACATAAGCATATCTTAGAGCAACCTTTTGCTGCTCTGTCATTGTTGCTGTTGTCTTTCCAAATCCATTGTTTAACGCATAGTTATCTAAGTTCGTCTGTGTCATAACTACACCGATTTCCTTTAATGATTCCGTTTCACCAGTCCATATTGACTTAAGTTTTGTATAGGCTTCATCATTCGTTGTATTATAAAATGATGCAACGTCTCCAGCTAATCCAGTAACACCTGCAGCCATATCATAGGATGCCTTTTCAGTAAAGCCCATTGACTCTGACATAGCGCCTAATGTACCCATGTACTTCTTTGCAACTGTCTCAGATAATCCAAACTGATTCATAGCGTTAGCTGCAAAACTGTCTATCTGATTGCTCATACCTGGGAATGCTGTATCAACTACATTCTCAACTTCCGTTAAATTACTTCCAAGTGTCAAGCATGATTTTGTAAAACTTGCAACTGCAGCAATTCCAAGGACCATTCCAATTTTACTACCAAGACCGCCAAATGACTTTGTTGCACCTTTTTCGGCGCTGTTTGAGATTCCATTCAACTGCCTATTAAACGATGCAGCATTTACATTTAGACCAAGGTCTATACTTCCAACTGTATTTCCCATCTGTTATACCTCCTTCCATTGAATTTAATGTTAATAGTTACAATTTACTAATAATTTAATGCGGCATAAGCCTCACCCCTTCCAATTTATAAATTTTGTAAGTATAATATCCTTTATTTTAGATAAGCTTCTGTTGGAAGCTTTATACTTCTTAAACGTCTTTCTTCTTTCAATTTCTAACCCCATAAATTCACGAATATACGGCATCAGAATATTAGCCGTTTTATCTTCACATAGAACTTCTTTGCATCCTTTAATTTCAAGTAGTTCCTTATCATCATAAATATCAAACCCCTTGAAAATAGTTTTAAACATTTCGTAAAACTGGCCATTAGTATTTAGCAATATCTTTCCATTTTTAGTGAATGCAAGCCCTAAATCACTTATATCTAAAATTGTTTCTTCTGTTGTAACTTTTATACTTTTGATCATAGGGATGACTCTAAAATCCACAGCTAAAATATGATCATTTATTTCTTTAATATTAGCATTCAATCTCTTTAACCCTCTTTCTATAAGCACTCATATTATTCATTAGGCTACAAGGTAAACATCTATCAAATGCTTTGTCCTGCTGTTACTCCTAAGCCTTCTGATAGCATTCGATTCATAGTTTCTAACCATATCTGCAGATATTCTTAAATGCTCGCCTATCTCACGGTATGTCAGGCCCTCTACAAATCTAGCAAGTATAATTTCATTCATATTAGCATTATTAAGGACCTCTTTAACTATTGGCCATAATTCATTGCGCAGCTGCGCTTCAATGATTGGTTCAATGGTTTCGTCTTCTATATTTTCACTACTGGCCACTAAATCAGATATTTTGAGTTCGCCTGCATCTTCGCCCGCTGGGATAAAATCATCAAGACTTTTGACTCTATCCTGGAACATGAATTTTTCAAGCTGCATGACAGCTTTTACCGTTATGTCTATAGACCATGCATATTCTTCTATATTAGGCTCTCTATTGTATGTATGAAGATAATACGCCCTTACCTGGTTATACTTATAAACCTTTGCTTGCGTATGAGCTGGCACACGAACAACCCTGCCTTGGTTCTCCAAAAAACGTTTAACCGATTGGATAATCCAATCCTCTGCATAAGTCAAAAATAGGAAGCCCTGATTAGGATCGTATTTATCTGCAGCTTTAGCCAATCCAAAATAAGCTTCATGCAGCAGCTCTTCATATTCTATAACCGGAACATTCTTATATTTGTTTTTTACCTGGCAGGCATATGTGAACTTCCTTATTTTTGACTTTATAAACCCGATATTCTGATCATATAATAGAGCCATGTTGTCACGGGTATTGGTTCCTAATTGTATAAGACTTACTAATTCTTCATTTGACATATATTACCCCCGTAATTTTCTAAACCTTTTCTGTGAGCATTAACATTTTCTTCTGTAAATCTTCTATCTGTACTTTTTGTAACTGAACCGTTGCAACCAAATCGGCTATTAATTCTTCATACCGCAATCCCTTTATGAGGGTTTCGTTTTCATCATCTTCCGCTTTACTTTCAATATAAACGCCCCAATCGTCAGCTGACATCGATGCCTTAACGTCTTGCGCAATAAACCCGTGATGGAATCTATCAGAAGTGCCATTATTATATTTAAATCTTGATGGCATTAATGAATATATAAAATCAGCAGATGCATGTAGATCTAAGCCTTCTATAGAATTCTTTAAATTCTTATCTGAAACTGAAACGGTTCCATCCGGGGTATACACTGTATTAAGAAATCTATGCCCACCACTTGCTGTATGATAAATAGCTGCAGTCTGAACACTGGCTCTTATTTGACAACGGTAAGTGTTTGGATTATTGGTATTATTAAAATTAAGTTCAGTACCATCTACATATAAATACCTTCCCTCTGCTATATCTGCACACACCATCTTTCCACCTAATAGGGCAGACATTCCCTCTGTTTCATACGCCCCATCTAAATGGTGTTCATACGCGTAATACTGGCCCGAATATTGTGTAGATAGTGTTGTATCAGTCGCTGTCCCGTTTATATACTCTCCGGCTAATCTAATAACGCTAACACTTCCAGGGGAAGAGTTGGTTTCTATATCGATTTTACCGCCCTGCATAATAATATTTTTAGCTATGATCTCTGCTTCAATAGTTCCCGCTTTAATCCATTCTGCAACAATCCCTCTTGCCGTCAATACATTATATAAGGCATTACCCTCTGTATCTTTAGCAGCTACCGTCGCCCATGAGCCGCTAACCATTTTTTGCTCTACCATTCCAGTTGAGGTTGCAAACCATCTCCAACTCGATTCGGCCATCGTTGGCTTATCGTGCATATAATAGATAATTCCACCATTTACATCTACGAATTTTGTAGTAAAGAGTCCAAACCCATTCGTAATAAGGCTTGTTAGTTGCTGAGCTTGCAAGTCATATGTCGATACCTCTTGCTTTATGATTCTCTTAGCTTCAACTATCGCTTTAGTAGTTGGGGAATAACTTGTGCTGCCGTTCTTGGATGGCGTTTCTGCGTCAGAAGTTATAACGTCATTACTTCCGGATTGATGCTTATAGTTGCTTAATAATATGGGGTAAGTGTTACCCTTGTTTGACAGCATTGCAACGTCGCCTGCTTCACGTGAAGGGTCCGAAATGGCATTTGCTGAACAGGTTCTAAATGTCATCCCAACTATCTTAGCGCCTACAGTACTCGCGATTATATCGGCTTTTCCTTCTTGTATAAGTGGATTGTTAGATATCTCGATTACGTAGCCACTAGAGCCAAATAACACGGTCTCTCCATCGTCTGATGTAGTCGCTTTTGCCTTAACTTGTATCCCGGTAATAGCAACATCATCTGTACCAATCGTTGGCAAACTTCCAAATGCATAGATATGATGGTAATTCTTCATATCCGCAAATGTCCCGGCACTAATCACATCAGTGGCCATATTGGCAAATGTGCCACCGCTGATTATGTTAACCGATGGCTTAGTAAAAGTTCCACCATAAATATTTGCTAACTTTTTAAGTGCTGCAGTGTCATACCATTTCAGCTCCAGGCTCCCATTCACATTGCATCTTGCAAAATTGCCACTTAGTTGAGATATCCAGCTAACAATATCTCGACACGTAGTAGCTTCAGCATTTGGTTTTAGGTTAATGATAAAATCAGAATTTAAGAAAGTAGATGTGGCAAGTAAAACACTGCAATATGCAGTAACCGCTAGTAAAAGTTGAATTGCTGTACAGGGAAAAGCTATGCTAATATCTGAAAAGGGCTTATCGAGTCTGCTCATATTATCAAAGCCTGATAATATTATTGTTGAGCCTGACTTGACAGGCTCATCCACTACAAATATACCTTTCTTTAAATACTCTATAGTAGAAGATAACTGCAGTCCTATGTAGGGTGTGATAATGGCATCCGTAAAATCGTAGTTATCAAATTTGCCACTATAATTATTAAGCTTAATTGTGCAGATATTACTTTTGGCTGCACCAATTGTAAAGGCGTTTGATATTGATACTCCGTCTTCTATTTCGATACCTGGCATCATTATGTCATTGGCTATTAGATCTAAAACGGTACCGTCAGATAGTTCAAGAGTCGCTTTAGGAATAAACTTTCTATGTCCACGTATTATGCTTTTATATTCATTACTCGTATTAATCATTTTTACTTCTCCTAAATTTCTATGAACGTAAGTGCTAGTTTCCTATGACAAATGCTATGTCTATTAATTTTCTTCTATCCACTTATTGAGATTATACGAATACTTAAACCCTGTAGCTATTGGGGTTACTGTTGCTATAGCAGCTCTTAATTCTGCTATCAACGTCCATTTAGGCTTATCCGTCATATTAATGTTATATTGAGCACATAAGGCGACTGTTTCTTCCTTCGTGGCCTTATCCAATACATCCGGTTGTTCAGATGTACTTCTGTCAACATGATAATGGTACCAGGCTTCTAACTGGTCCATATGAACTGTATCTCTTGCCCAACCAACTCCATTAATAAAAGGTATTGTTAGTTGATGCTCATTGCTGTATCCATCTGTTAAGGTACTCCATGCTTTAGCCATTATTTAGGCCTCCTCTCTTATAATTCAAATGTTCCTGACTGTTCTAGTAATTCCATAGCGATTGCGCTCTTTGTGCCATTTACAAAATCACGATCATTAAATACATTATTTATTTCAGCTTTTGCACTTTCTAATATATCTACTTGATTAATAATTCTTGGAGCACTTTGAAGCACTTCCATTTTTCTAGGCTCACCACCAGGGAAGTTTGTTAGCCCCGTAATGTAACTTCTAACAGCCTCAATAGTGCTATTGTCTTGTTTATCAACTGCAGGCCCTATAATCTCCTTTAATAGCTTCGCATTAAGATTAATCCCTAATAACTGCACTTTAGTGAAAATATTTGATACTGCAGCTTGATACTCTGCAGTAGATGTATCCGGTTTTTTAATAGCTGTCAGCTTACCATCTATGACAATATTTATGTCCTTCAGGTACTCTTTGTGTTTAGCAACTAATGCCTGATTTGATTTCCCTTCCTGATCTGCTATGAAGTCCTGAGAATACATATTATCCTTTTTCATAGCTTCTAACTTTTCCTTTTCTGATCTTGCATAGCTCTTGTATGCCTTCATGTAATTCTTTACTCTCTGCATCTTACTTCCTCTTCTCTTTCATCTGATTAATTATTGATAGTAACTCTCCTCTTCTTTCAATCAAGCCTTTTAAACTCTTGCTTAGGAGCTGCTACTATATAAACAAAAAGAGGGAGGTTGAATAAACAAAAAAGACGTGAGAACAACCGGAGTATCTATCTCCAATCATTCCCACGTCTTAAAATAAGACTTCCAACGTTGCAAGCGCTGAGGTACTTAAATATTTATTTATTCTACCTGTATTATAACCTTTATAACAATTTAATGCAACAAAAATGTTAGTATTTGTTAGTGCTCAACCTTAACATTTCTTAACATTCAACCATAACATTTAATAACATAAACCTTAGCAAATCTTAGCATTTTTAAGTTAACAAAAGTTAACATACGTTAGCAAATGTTAGCATCCGCAGGACATTAAATAAGGCGGCAACATCAGTCACCGCCTTATCAGGTTAATGTATAAAAGGTGCACCCTTATTTGTTTGGTTTTGTATAGGGTGCACCCTATACAACCTTATCATTTCTTATCATCCCTTAGCTCAATATAAGCCTTCTTGTATTCGCCCTTCTGCCCCTTTGATACCTTGTACGTATCAATCTTAGTTTGTAGTAGCTCAATCACTTCCTGGAGCTCCTGGGGTTCTGTATATGATACCCTTATCTTAGCTGCCATACTTAATACTCCGGCTTATATTTATAACCTCAATATCAGACTTAGTATGAATGCAAGAAGGTTGATTTAGGGTATATACTTTAAATCTTTTATGCCTGCGCCTTTTGGCCATGTATTCTTGTAATTTTCTGATCATGACATTACCTCGCTGGCGTGGGTTCTATTGAATAGTTCTTTACCCCTAATTTGAATCACGCCATCAAGTACACCCGTGATTTCCTTTAAAGAACTGCTTGTTAATTTCTGTTTTAAATCCATTCTCTCTTCTTCAGTTGCTGCAAGATAAGCCTCTGTTAATTTCAAATGAATAGCATAATGAGGACTGTCAATATTTAATATCACTGTACTACCTAGTGAAAATAAAGTCACTGTTTCAATTGCGGATCCATCATCCCAACATTTCAAGATTTTTTTTACCAATTCTTCTGATAATTCCCCCATTTTGCAAGCCATTATATCCAATTTCATATTGATGGCCTCGCACTTACTACACGTATCTACTATAGCAGCTACTTCTTGTAATTGATCTGCAGGTAATTCTCTACATAATTTCATAAATTCTAGTAGCTCTGCATTCTCGCTTAAATCTTTTTCTATTTCATTTATAATTTCGTGCATTATATTTCACCTTTTCTTTCTTCCTGAAGTATGATATTATTATTTTATCTTTTTAGTAGCTTCGGCTATTGCTCTTAGGTAAGTTGCTGCTTATCTAAGAGCTTTTTTTATGCTGCAGTAAAATTCTTATAGCGTATCATTCTGATTACGAATACGTTTACAAATTCGAATAATACTTTTTTCAGATACATTAAAATTCCAATTTAGTTGATTTTTATTATCACTAATATAACCGCATTTAAGCATTGCACCTTTAAATTCATCATTTGTATAATATGCCCCCATATCGTTCTGTATCAGATGCTTCAATCCATATGAGGTGTGTCTTTTATTTATTGTTTTAATTGCGTAAAAATTCAATTCCAACCAAGTAATAAGATTCTTCTTACGAATATTCGTCATTTTTTTATATTCATCCGGGAGGATATGCTTTTTAGATATCATTTTCAACCTTTCTGTGTGTGTTGGCAGTGTGGTAACTATGTCAAAACCACTCTTAAACCTTGATTTATGTGAATTTTTGTTCGAAACTATATAAATTCTTTATGCAAATCCGTAGAGAATATAATTTATATATATATATTTTGTGTAAGTATATATATATATTAAATATTACTCTATAGTAATTAATATTTAATATTATATAGTTTGCTTCATAAATCACAGTAAATCACTGACTTTCAAGCGGTTATTATATTGGTTACCTTAATAACCCTTAATAGCCCCTAATCACTCTTAAAACCACTTTTTTATAAAAATATAGCTTTGTTTTTCTAGGTTTATATGCTTTCAACAGAAACATATAAACCATATTTTCTATACTTTTAATATAAGCTTAGGATCTATTCTTAATTCATCAAGCATACTTTTCAGCACACTATAGTCGCCTATTGTTTCTATCGGCTTATTAATTAGATATTCATATTTAATATTTGCCTGACGTAATGTATCTTTGTAAAGTTGTAACCGCGCCCCATTCAGTTTTAAACTACCTATCGAATATTGATTTATCAATAACGGATTGATATCTTCTGCAGCAAATATCTTTAAACAATTTTTTACGTAAGAATGAAATTTATCCAAACTCAGATATGCCCTACTTTCATTATTGATAATGAAAGCATAATCTAGATTACGCCTTAAACAATGCAAAATTACTTCACTTTTACAAAATTTCACCGTGTTTGGTTCATTTGGTTCAAGTGCTAGCGTATTTAAATCAGGTTCAAAGTAAGTAACCAAATGTCTAAAATTCGTTAATTTAAAGTCTTCATCTCTCCCAAATATATAAGAATCGTATGTAGAATACATCCCAAATTTATTCCACATATAAAGCAGCAGCTTTTTACGGCTTATTTCGTGGGAATTTCCACGCGTTTCAATTTCAGTAAGATACAAGAGTTTTAATAATTTAGTAGCTGTTGATTTATGGGGTTCCGCCTTTCCTGATAATATTCTAGATAAAGCTGCTTGAGTTATTTCCATTTCCCTTGCTAGTTGCTCCTGCCCAATACCTATCTTAATCATTTTCTCTTTTAATAATAAAGTATTCAATGCTATTTTCCCTCTCTTTCTATTCTAATAGATCCGCAATCTTTACCCCCAAAATTCTTGCTACTTTACCAACATAACGGGGTTTTGTATAACAACCTCTACGCATGGAATAAACTATATTTACGGGTATCCCAGCCTGTTCTGCTAATTCCTTTGGTTCTAGCTCACTTTCTCCTAAAGCTATAAGAAACTTTCTAGGATTAGGAGCTAGCATAGTTAAATCTTTTGCTACTGGCATAAATGTACTTCCTTTCTGTTGTGGTATCCCAACAACTGATTTCATATGTATATAGCCTAAATTTTTCAAAAAAGTAAATTTAACAAGATTTTATTTATTCAACATAGAAGTTGTTGAATGATGTGTGAAATAGTCTTAATCCTCTATAATAATTTCTGCCACTGATACACCCAGGCCCTTTGCAATTCGACCTACTGTTTTTAAATTTCCACTTCTAGATTTGCAGAACAAACTTCCTAGCGTTCCATAAGAGATACCCGTCTCTTCGCTGAAGTCCTTTACATTTTGACCTCTTTCAGCTATTAAAGCTTTTACATGATTAACATTGATTTTCAATTTTTCACCTTCTTTCAATTTATTATTGACAAATGCAAATGCTTTTGTTATACTCACTTTAACAAAAGCATTTGCATTTGTCAACTTATTTTCAAAAACATTTGCTTTCTTTTTACATTTGTATATGATAAAATGCTTTTGAGGTGATTAAAGAAAATGAAATTAGGCGAAAAAATCAAAATATTCAGGACACAAAAGGGATATACACAAAAACAATTAGGGGATCTCATATCAAGCTCTGAAGTTGTTATTGGCCAATATGAACGTGGTATCAGAAATCCCAAAATTGAAACCAAGCAAAAGCTTGCTGAAGCTTTGAATATTCCGATTCAGCAGCTCTTGGACCTGCCAACTGAAAATAGTATTCATGATTCTACTTTCTATTCAATAGAAAAGAAATTGGAGCTCATAGGATATAGTGTAGGATCCCACGAAGAAGATGCATACATATGGATTAATTACCCTGAAGGCACTTTAGAAGTTACTGAAGGTGATTTAAGGAAATTGGATGACGAAAGTACATCTTATTTAAAATTCAAATTAGAAGAACTGAAGAACCGAAATATTAAAGACTTTAGAAAAAAGAAGTAAAAAAAAACGTCCTGGACTGGAATCCAAGACGTTTCATGAAACCAATAACCACGAATGATCATATAGCCCCAACTAAGCTATATTATACCATTCGGCACCAGCTAACGCAAGAGGTGTATTTTTTATACTCAAAATTAGGGGATGATACAATATGGCCAAAAAGAATTTCAGGAGAAGTAATGGTAAAGGTTCAGTTGTCCGACTCTCAGGCAACCGCAGACAACCTTTTGAGGTTAGAGTAAACACTCGTATGGATGAACGCAATTATCCTGTATATGACGTCCTGGGGCGCTTCGAAGATAGGGACAATGCAATGCAGGCTTTACTTGAATATAATAAGGATCCTTATGACCTGAATAATAATAAACTTACTTTTGCTAGTGTATATGAATTGTGGTACCAACAGAAGTATGTTAAAAGTAAAAAGAAATATTCTGCAAGCTCTATTTTCTGCACTCGTGGCGCATATAATAAAAGCTCAGAATTACATGACAAATTGATAAAGGATATCCGGACACAAGATATGCAGCGCATACTTGATAACTATGAACTATCACATGCCTATATGGAGCATATACGAAATCTATTTAGATCTGTATGCAAATATGCCATGCAATATGATTATATCAAAAAAGACTATTCAGAGTTTATAAGTATAACCAAAGCAGATGATGATCAACCAGGAGTACCATTCACGGATGAAGAGGTCCAGAAGCTTTGGGATAATAAAGATAAGCCATTTGTTGATACTATTCTAATATTAATTTACAGTGGATGGCGTATAACCGAATTATTGACACTTGAGTTAGATAACATAGACTTGGAGCAAAAGACCTTTAAAGGTGGAATTAAGACTACTGCAGGTAAGAATAGAATAGTCCCAATCCATAGTAAAATTTTTAATATGGTGAAGTTAAGGTATGAATGTAATTACGGTAGTTTTATATGTGATGACAAGCCTATCATGGAACCTCATAGCTATTATAAATACTTTAACGAAGCCTTAACAAGTGCAGGTGTTAATTCGGACCATACTCCACATGACTGCCGGCACACATTTACAACTTTACTTGATAACGCAGGGGCCAATTCCACAAGTATTAAAAGATTGGTCGGTCATACATCAGGTGGTGATGTAACCGAAAAAGTATATACACATAAGAGTATAGAACAGCTTAGGAAAGCCATAGAATTGATTTAAGGGAATAGCCCAAAGCTACTCCCTTTTTTGATGTGATTATTTGTCACTAGCTTGTCACTAGTAGTGTGTTATTCAGTATAATTAATGTGGAATGAAATCGCTACAATGCGCATAAAGTCTGATTTCCTAGTTATCTAATGTGATATTTATAATTGACTTTTTTTAAGAATAGATTAAGATTAGATGAAATTATATAGCATAAACACTGGGTTTTATTAATATTTGTCACTAGCTTGTCACTAGTAGTGATATTAAAAATCAAGTTCTTTTGCTATACACGTATGCCATTCTTCATTTTCTATAACGAATTTGATGTACCCTAATTCTTTTAATTCTTTCTTCCAATCGTTTATCATCTCATAAGCCATATGGTCGGGATTGTCCCCACAAACATAATTAATCATGGCTCTTGTATTAGCTTTACTCCACCCTTTATTATCCTTTGCAGAATCTTCTAAAATATAATTATATACGTTCACAAGATATTGTCTATATTTACCTGTCGGATTCTCTTTTTGCTCTCGTAAATATACTATCTTTTTATCTATTTTTTCTTTTGTCCACATACTTCAATTTATCCCCCTTGCTATTCATTTCTCAATATTATACACCTACCGCCATTTTACAGCAAGAAAAAACATCCTACACAATGTAAGATGCCTTCCTGAATATCGTTGATTCTAATTAAATATTGATCTCGCATACACCAGAGGCTCTTGTGCTCCGATTTATTCTTGTTACCACTGCGTCCTTTACGCTCTTACCATCCAAATAAATATCCTTATCTGTTTCAGCTAAAGCTTTCTTGACAGCTCTATATATTGCAGCCTCTGTGAGTCCACCACTTTGTTGTGATGCAAGCAGGGCCGCTTTATTGACCGCATCTTGAAGTTTACTTTCAGGAGCTACGATTTCACCCTCATGTCTATTATCACCAATCATGGCCAACTGAGGTTGATTGGCACCAACATAACCGCCTTGTGCAAGCTTGGGAATGCTTAGCATCCCTAATTTGCCAATATCAACTCCCGGTATCTTATTGATCAAGCCAATTGCGCCATTTATTGCCCTGATAAATCCGTTTATTGTATTCTCCGCAAACCCGATAATGCTATTAACAACATATTTGAACGCATCTCCTATAGCACTACCAATAACAGATCCAATACTACTAAATTTTTCCTTAATAACATTCCATAAGCCACCAAAGAAATTTGCGACACCTGAGAACGCTCCGGTTACTTGATTCCATGCCCCCCGGAAGATTCCACCAAACCATGAGCCTACAGCTGAGAATATACTAATTATTCCGTTCCATACCCCACTAAAGAAACTCCAATACGCATTGAACACATAGCATATGCCATTCCATGCAGCAGTGAATATTCCTTGGAACCAGCCAACCACCGCACTAAATATGCTTACAATTCCATCCCACAAGCCTTTAAAGAATGCGGCCAATGGTTGAATGACAGTTGTATTAAACCACTCAGCGACTCCATTCCATATTGAAACGATTCCAGCCCAAACATTCGCTGCAGTTTCTTTTACGAGATCCCAATTCTTTACAAGTAGGAAAATACCTGCTATAAGAGCTGCAATTGCCAATACTATTAAGGTTATAGGACTTGTCAGGACAAATAAGGCCGCATTAAATGCCCACGTGGCCGCCGTGGCTATACCTGTAGCTACTGTGCTGGCTATAGTAGCCGCTGTGGATGCGACCATGGCTGCTGTATTAGCAATCCATTTGGCAATACTTGTAGCTAACGAGGCTATTGACTTTGCTATACCGACCACAAAATCTTTTGCCATAATAACAGTTAGTTTGGCGCATTCAATTCTGTTGGATATCATTTTACTATTTACACCACTGAACATACTCATTAATGATGCTCCGGACTTTAAAGCGACTTTAACCCCATCCGCCCAAGCTAATATTCCAATCACTTTCCATGCGGCTACAAATATTCCTACTGTTACCGCCATTGCCCTAACTGC